TTCACCAACTGCAGTAATGTTGCCGACAGCATCTACATTTCCACTAACACTTGTATTTCCTAAAAGTGCAGTAGGTCCCTGAACAGCAAGTGAATATGGATTATATTGTCTACCACAGATTGCACCAGGAATAATTCCTTTTGGAGCACTATCTGCTCTTGGACCAATCATCACAGTGGAGACTGGTGGATATGGAAAAATGCTAGGGTTTCCTGCCAACCAAGGTCCTTGAATATATGAAGAACAAGGAATCTTCAGCGGTCCAACACCAAGAGCAACGGGAACTACATTTTCCTTTGCTGCTAATAGTTGCCCATCATATGCCCAAATTTCATCCATTGAAAATGCCATTGTCTTCTCCTTATCTTATTTGTCCTGGTTTTTTGGCTGGATTTGTTGCACAACTTGCACCGTTCACGATTGGCGCAAGAATTTGCATACCTAACTTTCCATCTAATGTTAAAATACCCGTTGATAAAAGTTTTAAACCTTGTGATGCATTTAATGTGATGTTTTTACCATCAATCTTAACAGCATCATTTGCTTTTACCCAGAAAATTCCTTCTGGACTGTTGCCATTTGCACAAATATCAACATCAAGACCTTCAATACGAACTTTTCCATTTTCTGCACGAATGATAATATCCCCATTCTCTGCGTTGATAAAGAAAGCATCTTGACCTTTCTTCAAATCTTCTCCAGTGTTAAATTGAGTGGCACCTGGAGAATTAAGAGTTGTCCAACCTTCACGAACACCATCTTCATCCATTGTCATAAAGTGTCTACCATCAAGACCTCTTAACTTGACACTAGATCTAACATCTTTTTTTGGACTAATGGAACCAAAAGAAAGAGCACCATTCATAGCACTCCATACTTGAGCCCAAAAATTCTTCTTCTCTGACATAACTTAAGTGTGGATTTTAGTATTTATTGGGGTATGCTCTCTTGTCGTGTATCATAAACTCTAATTTGTCTTCCTCCAGTATTCTGTGTTCCTGCATACTTTATGCCATTTACAAAATAAACATTACCATAATAAGGTTTACCATCAATATATCCGTTGACATTTAATCCAACAAGGTCAAAAACTTGTACGACATCTTTAGCAACTTCTGGGATAAGAGGATCACGAATAACTTTGAATACTGGTATGAAACTTGCATTTAATCCAGTCTCACTTTCAATACAAATTCTTGGAACTTCAGTAAAATTACCTGGTTTAACAACTTGAACTGAATTTATTTTTCCAAATGGGTCACAACTATAACTCAATACAGTTCCATTTGGTTCTTCAAAGTGCTCTCCGTCTCTATCAACACAAATAGTAATTCTATCTACTCCACAATTATAATTGATTCCTGGATTTTTTACAATAACATCAGTGATTTGAACAATAGCAGGATATTGAGGGACAGTTTGTGGTGGTGGTAAATATCCGATGCCACCATCAACAATAATAGTATCAACAACTCTACCTTCATCAATTATTGTATCAACAACTGCTCCACTTCCATTGTTACAAGGATCGTAAATCTGAACAAATGGTGGAGTTTCATATCCATACCCACCATCAACCAAATCAATGGCAATTAGAACTCCATTTCTATCAACGATTGGGTTTGCCAATGCACCAATTCCACCGCCACCATAAAAACGAAGTATTGGTGGACCACAAGGTTGAGGTGAAGTATTACAAGGGTCAGATTTCAATAAATCTTTTGTGGTAAGTTGATTCACTTCTTCAATTGTCAAATACCTAACCTTACTATCTCCATCCACAAAGATAAAAATAGTTCCTGGATTGAGTTGTTCGTATTGATTTGCCTGCTCAATTGAAAGGTCTTCAATATAACCTTCAGTTCTACTAATATACCCAACTGTAATAAGATCTGTTGATAGTGGTGATATTGGCATTATGCGCCTCCTCCCTCACCTGGTTGAATAGTTCTTGTCGGAACAGCAAATACGCCTCTATCATTAAATGGTTGTGCTCCTGTTGATTGTTCCAAACTCTTAATTGCTTGTTGTGCTACATTACCAAGACTTGGTTTTTCAACACCTGGATTTGCACTTCCACCTTCCTGAAGAGTATGAGTATCATTTGGTGGACACTTTGGTTTAGTGTCACAATCAAATAGAGTAGTCAACGAAGCAATAAAGTCCATTGCTGCGCCAATATCAAAGTTTAAACCAGCAAGACCACCAAGTTGTCCTGCAAGACCACGAATATCACCAGCAGCAAAAGCAGCACCTGCTTGTTGAACAGAACTCAAGATTCTTGGGTCAACTCCAGCAAGTTGTCCAACTGAATTTGTAAGAGCACTAATATTTCCAGAGCGAATAGCAGCAAATGCACCACCAACATTTGATAATATGTTCTGATCCACACCAAATGCACCAGCAATTGATGTCATTCCACCAATTAAATCGCCACTATTGATAGAACTAACTGCACTATTGAGAGCAGATGCATAGATGCCAGCATCTTTTCCAGCAAGACTTGCAAGAGAAACTAATCCACCACTATAATCTCCTCTCTGGAATGCTTGAGTGGCAAATCCAATAGTGCTTGGATTTGCACCAATAGCAGATGCAAGTAATATTGAAAGTCCATTAACAAGACTTCCAGATTGAAGAGCATCTGCAACTGCTTCTTGGGTAATTCCTTTTGAGATTGTTCTATTACCTGCAGAACCAGCGGCAAGTTGACCAGAGGAAGAACCGGCAGATCCTATTGAGTTTTGAGCCTCATTTATAACAGGTGAGATTGCTAAATCAAATGTTTGCATAATCTCATTTAAATTACCACTCAATACATCAGCAACTAACTCTTCTGCTGTACATAATTGAACTGGTCTATAATAATTGTCTGGTGGAAGTGGTGGGATAATATCACTTCCTGGAGAAGTTAATTGTGGAGTTGTTGTATCTGCTGGTGGTGATTGATTTTTTTGATTGTTAAGACGTTTTCTTAATGCAGCACCAATCAATGGAGCAAGCAACCCAGCAAGTTTGTTGAAGAGGCAAGCAATAAGTTTAAGTCCTTCAACCATTGATTCTAAAAGTTTTATTCTAGAAGTTGGAAGTGAGATCTTGAGAAGTGGTTTGAGTTTTTTGTTGAATTGATCTGTCATCCACTCTTGAATTCTTCCATAGATTTCTTTCATATAGTCAGATATCTTTTTAGAAGCTTTTTCAATCTCATTATCAATACTTTTAGATGCTTCTTTAATTTTTAAACTCACACCTGCAGAAAATTTTCTCATTGATTCTTGAAATTTTTCTATTTTCTTCTGCAGGTTCTCAATAACTGTTCGGATCCCCTTCATTGCAGTTTTACATTTGGGATCTGGAGAAGATAATGCGTGTTTTTTATCTAATACTTCTTCTTCTTTTTCATCTGCAGCGGATCTTTGAAGATCATCAGCACCACCAGCTTCTTTTGCAGCACTTGTTCCTGGTTTTGGTGTCTCTGTCTTTAAGTCCTTATCTCCAGCAATCTTTGTTTCGTCTTGAGATTGATTTGCGTGTCCACTAGTTCCTTTAAAGTTTTCTCCACCAGTGACACCAGTCTTCATTTGAAGAGCAGTTTGTTCATTATTGCCAAGAATTCCCATAATTACTGGGACTTGTTGATCTTGACCATCCAAGAAAAATCCGAAGACAAAATTGCCTTGTTTTAATGCTGGTGTTTGAAAAGAACCTCCCTGACCACCACCAGAAGTGATTGGATACATTACCTGTGCCCAAGGTAATTGATCTGATGGAATTGAAGACTCGTCTTTATCGTGTAATCCTATGATTCTAACTTTATATCTTCTACCCCATCCAGGAACATCATCTGATTTCTCAAACTTTTCCGAATTTCTATTTCCACGCCAAACAGAGTCGTCAGCAATCTGCCCGACCCACCATTGAAAGTGTCCACCTAAAAACCCTGGATTAAAAAGAGCACCACCTTCCATTCAGATCAATCCTCGTAAATCCTACACTCCGATGCATCGGGGTGTTCATCACAATACATTTCAAATGCTGTTGGATCGTGCTCTTCATCAGGATGTTTTGCCTGATACTTTTCAAGATGATCCAATTCATCCTCAACGTGACGACGCATTTGCGGTGAAAGAGTAGAATTATCTAGAAGATCTTTGTCATCATTAATATGTTGTTGAATACTTCTATCTGTCATTGTTGTTTCCTTCCAAATGAATCTCTAATCAAATTTAATTTAGTGTAAGTTTCTACAGGTGTAATATAGTGACATAAGTCAGATATAATATATAGACCTCCAAATTCACGGTTTACTTCAGTATCACCACTTCTCAATCCAGGTACATCAACGTGTATCATATCTCCAGCGTGTAAACTAAAGTCTGCTGGGATTGTAATTTCCTGCATTGCAGAGAACAATTGATTATATCTACGGATGGATTGATTCAGAATATTCTGAACTTCAAAATTTTGTTCTTTTGATTTTTGAATCTGTTGTCTTACACTACCAGTTGGAAGTGTTCCCGTATCAACCAGCATATATGTGGTTCTGGTAAAAGAACTCTCAACATTAAACTTTGGATTTAATTTTGGGAGATTTTTTCCGCCCAGTTTTGTTCCTTTCTTTGCCTCCTCTGCAGTTTGTTTAATAACATCATAATAACAAGTAAATGGATCAAACACAACTAGGCGAGTTCCATATGCACCCATTTTAAATTTTTCTCTTACATCAATCAAGTTGTCGGAGAATTGCTTTAAGATTTTTCCATCATATCCTGGTGGTATTTTTTTCCCTCTCTCATCTGGACTTTCATTATAGATCAATTTCTTTTTGGGTTTCTGTGCAAATAATCCATCAATGGATTTAAACTTAAAACCTTCAGATGTTTCAAAGAAAAAGAATCCTGCAGTCTTACCTTTTTCTCCTGCTTTAGTTGGAACAGAAAATTTTGATAATGAATTCAATGTATAGAATGGTTTTTTATTATTACCAATAAAGTTATAATTGTTACTTGTCTCTTCAATATCAATTTTCTTTTTTGTATTCAAAAAGTTCTTAAGAATTTTTTGAGCGTGATCAGATACTTTTCCATCAAAGCGAATGTTCAATCTAGAACTTCCCTCTTCATTACGAATGAATTCTTCAGAAACCATACTTAAAGATATAGTACTTTTTCTAGTATCTTCAACAATTGGTGTTACTTTATTCACATACAAGTTTAATTTTATTGTATTGTCATTATTATCTGCAAATTTTAAATTAACTTCTTCCGTACCAACAATAGGCAGTGCTTCAATTGTTGATTTGCCAAGAGTTCCTTTTCCAGTGTCCTCAAAAGTATATTGAACTTCAACTGTATCTTGCAAGATACTCTCAAAGTACATCATATTCACAAAAGTTCCCTTACCAATCAGGCTTGTAGCACTTCCGCCACCATTTGGTTTAATTTCAATTTGTTTTACAGATGAAGACTCTGCGTTTTTTGCAGTATTTTGAGACATTTTAAGTTCTTTCTTTTATTTAACTACCTGAATTGAGAATATCTGTCATACCACGTGAAGAATTTGGTTGCTGAACCATAACACCACCACCTCCACCAGATGAAATCGGTACAGGAATCATTTGTGGTTGTGGAATAGGAACATAAATTGTTTGTTCTGATCTTGGATCGTATCCAGGAATATAATTTTTCAAAATGTTCATCAACTTCATAGATGCATTTGCTCTTTGAGTGTTATTTTCAACCTGATTGATAATATCAAAAAATGGTTGTCCAAAAGAATCAACAGAATCTTTATCAATAATATATTCACCTGGGTGTGTCATTGTCAAACCACCTTTACCTGTTGAACCACCGCCAAATAAACCAAGAATAGATCTTACTCTTGCAGACCCATCATATTCTCTTTGACCTATAGCACCAGATCCTCTCCACTGTGCTCCAGGAATATCAATTGCAAGATTTGCTCCGTGATATCCAGGATCTCCAGGTCTCAATTCACTTCCTATTTCTATTCCTGCTGCTCTTAATGCTTTTTTTGCTTTTTCTTTATCTGCTTCTGTGGCAAATGCAATATGATCGTGGTAATTATCTGGTGTTCCGTGACCAGCATAATCATAGTTTGCTCCTTGACTTGGATCTCCAGTGATGTATTGAACTGCATTAAAAAGTCCTGGAGTTTTTGGTTTATATCCATCCTTTCCTTCATATGTCGGGAATTGAAATTGTCCTGTAGGAGACTGTTTCATTCCAGCCTTTATCCACCCATCAAGTATTTTTTGCATTTTAGCAACATCCCTAGGAACATTGTCACCACGTTCCCATTTTTCTAACCACCAGGTAGCTGCTTCCATAGGTGTTGCAAAATTTTGACTCTTATATGCAGCAAATCCTCCAGACGTTGGATCTGATTCTTGCATTGCATAATCAAGTTGCCCTTTCCAATTTGTTTTCCAATCAGGAACTGCCTTTACCATATTAGTAAATCTTCCACCATTCCATTGGAACAACCCACCAGAGGGTTTTCCATTCACATCAATAATTTCTACACCAGATTGGAAGCTACTTTCTCTTGCAATATTTAAAATAAGTCCCATTGCGTGATTAGGACTAACTCCTTTAGAAACAAGATACTCATAGTATTCTTTTGCTTGTCCCTGAAGACCTGTTACAGGACCAGTGACAGGTGATGGTGCTTGTCCTCCTACCCCAGAGATAGGTTCCAATCCAAGCCTTCTCTTCAAATCATTAATTGCTTTATCAACTTCTCCAGATATTTTTTCTTCCAAAGATTTTTCCACAACTTTGGTAAGATCTTCGGAAGTTGTAAATATACCCCCTTTAACCATACCACCATTAGCAAATCCAGGCATACCAACAGAACCAAAGTTTTGAATCATATAATTGCTCAATCCAATAGATGCATTTCTATAATCGGTAGAGTCTGGTCTATCTCCACTCAAAGTTTTGATTGCGATTCCAAACAGAGGACCAAAGTATGATACATCAGATATTTTCTTATAACTTTCTTGAACATATCCATATGGATTAATTTGTTTATTCTTATCTTTTACTGCTGGTTCTGGGAACATTTTCTTGATTGCCTTATCCCCACCAACATCAGAACCAAGTTTAAGTTGTGAAGGTTGTGGTTCCTCTTTTATTCTTCTTGTTGGTTTTTGTGGTTGAACACCTCTTCTTGTTGGTCCACCTACAACTGCTCTATTACGAGTTACAATACCACCATTAGCATACCCTTGAGTTTTTCCACCACCTGGTTTTTTATCACCAAATAGGACATCATATAAAAGACCGCCAAGATAATCACCACCTGCACCACCAATTGCACCTCCAATAATACTACCAGCAACAGGAACTGCAGATCCAATTACACCACCAACAGCACCAAGTAATCCAGCACCAACTGCTCTAAATGCTGCTCTTCCAGGACTTTCTCCAAGTGCCCAAGATAGTCCAAAATCAAGAAGTGCTCCGATGATTGGAAGTTTAGCAACTCTTAAAAACTTTCTAGTGCCAAGTAAAAAAGATCTTCTTCTTGAAGGGACATTTTTTATAGCATCAAAAAGGTTGTCAGTTTTTACGCCTGGACCTAATTTTTGTCTTGCAACTTCTTTTTCATAAGCAGCAGTTGCTTTTGGATTTTGTATTCTCATTTCATCATCAGTAAGAAATGGAATATTGGCAAGTCTTGCTCTTTGTGCGGCAAGATCTTTTGCATTACTTGATAGAGATTTTTGAAGTCTTTTGGCTTTTCCAAGAGAAGTTCCTGGATCTGCCATTTCCTGAAGAATTCTTCTATCTGCCGGAGAAATTCTTTCTGCAACTGAAGTTGCAGTTGGTTTTAAAGGTTGAGCAATATCACCAATCAAATCTTGAACGTTTGATTGTCTTGATAAAAGTTTTTTTTCTGCTCTTTGTCGGGGAGATAAACCTGCAATTTCTGCAGATCTTGCTAAATTTGCTTGTGCTTGAGAAGTTGTTGGAATTTTTTGGATCCCTTTGGAAAGGAGTTGAGATATTTTTGCTTGACTTAATCGTCCACCTGCACCTATTCCCAAACCAATTCCCAATCTACCAAAAGCACTGCCAATAGTTTTTCCAATAGTTTTTCCAATAATATCAGTTCCACCAAAGAGTGCGTTATATCCAAGAACAAGATTTAAAAAAGTATCAAATCCAGAAGTAAACTTATCAAATAGTTTTAAAGTATTATCACCACCAATGTTACGAATAAACCCTCTTGTTGCATCATATGCTCTGTATCCCCAGTCAATAAAAGTTGCCAATCCATTTAATAGTTTTCCACCAATGTCAATGACACCATCAAATGCTTTACCAGCAAGAGTTAAGACCCCTTGAAGTTGTGGAAGATATTTTATAAGTCTAACCACAAAATAACCAACAAGAACATTAGTAATAAAGTTTCTAATCCAACTTAAGAATCCAGTCTTCGGCAAAGATGGAAGACTCATCCCAGATTCTTTTTTAGATTCTTTTTTCTCTAGGTCTTCTTCTCTTTTTTTACTCTTTTTATTTTCTTGCTTTTTTCTATTCACATCTAACTGCTTTTTCTCAAAAGCAAGTGTTCCCTTGAGAACATTCTCAATACTAATTACGGTAGTTTTTACTCTTATAAGTTTTTCCTTATCACCAATAGTGGTAGGACTTGAAGTTGAAGATGGTAATAACTTTTGAATATTGATTGCCATATTATCCTATCCCCAATTGAGATGCTTTTGCATATCTACGTTGAGTAGAAGAAACTGCACTAAACGAAGGAACGTTTTGCCCTGCAGGAATAGTATAATTTTTACCACCGCTGGCACCACTAGGAGTATTTACATACATTACTCTAGTTCTCCCTTGCATCATCGGTTGAGAAACACTGTATGATTTTTTAGGCGTGTTTGGTGCTAGTCCACCAGCAAACCTCATTGGTTTCGGTCCTCTATATCCAGGCGCATTGTAATATGCATTTGGACCAGTAAGTTGATCATATGCAGATGTTCCTTGAGGATCAATCATATCACCGATAACAGGTGCATTAAGTATCTGAAGTCCTCTACCTAAAGTTTTACCTAATCCAAGACCAACATTCATTGCGGAACCAGACATAAGTTGAGAACGAAGTCTATTTGCTAAAGCACTATTAGCATATGCCCCTCTCATTAACTTATCTGCTAGTAGTTTTCCTTTATCAAAAGTTCCAGGTTTAACTGCTGCTTGTGGTTCAAGGAAATTTATTCTTCTTGCTCCTCCAGGAACAATAGTTCTAATCACACCACCAGGAAGTTGTCTTCCACCAAGAGATCCAGTTGCCCCTGCATATCTCTGTGCACCTTTAAGAGTAGGAGCAGAATAAGCGCCACGACCAAGAATTTGTGGTTTCCATTTACCCAATCTAAATTTATCACCACGCATTATTGCTTCAAATCCTTCTCTACCCATCCCAGTAAATCCAGCCTGGACTCCTCTAGTACTTAATCCACCTCTATTGAAGATTCTTGAGAAAGGATTTTGTTGAGGTTTTGGTGTTGGTGGACGATAAGGATTTTGAATTGCGTTTTGTCTAAAATCAGTTGGGGTCATTCCTGTAATAGGATCAACCAGTTTTCCACCACTAGGTCTGAAAACACCAGTAGAAGATATTTTATTTGCAGGGGCACTCGCTGGTGGTGGAGGTGTTGGTTTGGGACCAAACATACCACCAATAAAATTACGAGCACGACCAATGAATCCACCACCTTGTGCGTGAGGAACTCCACCAATCATTCTTGGTATGTTAGTTCCACCACCAGAGGCATTCATTGCCAGCAGAGTATTAAGTCCAAACTTCTGGACTGCACCACGAGACATAACAAATTCACCATCAGTAAGCATCGCAGGAATTTTATCAATTCCTTTTTGTCCGCTTACAAATCCACCACTAGCATAAAGTTGAAATACATTGACAGGACCACCACCAAAAAATCCAATAGAAGGATCTGTCTTTTCTACTTGATCTTTCTGTCCTTTTTGATTTAAAAGACTGGAAACATATGCAATTGCTGCTGCAGTTGCTGCTGTTACTCCAACAACTGCAGCAATCTTTGGATTCTTTGCAGCAAAAGAAATAATTCCTTTTATTAAAAGTTTAGAAAGTCCACGAACAAACTTACCAAACTTGGTTCCAAATGCAATGTATAGGCCAAGAAGTTTAGGCCAATGGTCACCTAAAAATCTAAAGATCGCAGATACTTTTCTTTTATTCTTTGGATCAGAAAACCATTCTAATAACTTATAAACAACTCTTCCTAGGAAGATTGCTATAAAGAATCCTAGAATTCTATCAAGAATAGACTTGACAGGAGCAAGTGCTTTCTTTGCAATCTTTGATACTAACGTAAAACCTTTTTCTAATCCCGTCTCTGTTGCTTTTCTTTTTTCATTTTCTTGAACTCTTCTTTGTTTCTCAGCTGCATCCTTTATATTCTTTTGTTGGACAAGAAGAATTTTATAAATGGAATCAAGTGTTTTTTGAATTGATGAAAGAATATCTTCAGACTCTTCTTTCTTGTCTAGTTTTAATGAAGATGCTGGAAGTAGTGCTTTTGACTTTGAACCAATCAGTTTAGCACTAACTGATTTTATACCAGTGCCTAAAGATGATGCAGATATTTTCTTTGACTTTACCTTAAATCTACCATTATCTTTTTTACTCTTTACTCTCTTATACTCATCCGTGAGCATCTCAACTTCTTCGGTAGAAAGTTGAGTCTTTGCCATTCTACCTTTGACCATTGCCTCCTTAAGGAGGGTCAAGTAAGTTCCGTAATCAATATCAAATACATCCTCAAGACCAATCAGTCTTAAGATCCTAGAGTCAATAACTTCCTTTTGATTAGGAGAACTTGGCATTTTGTTGGTCTTGCTTTAATTTTTCCTCTTCAAGATGTTGCTGTAATAATGCAACATAGATGTCCCTTTCCCAGGGCATCATATTCTCAATCTCTGTCAAAGAATATTTATGGAACTGCATCAAGGCAAAATTAAGTTTAAAGTAGTTCTCCAAGTCCATATGGACTAGGGCTATGCGAAAAAAGATGCTAACCCTTCCAGAACTACTTCACTTTCAATTTCAGTAACAGGATTTTTAACCTTTACTGTATGTGAAAGTTTTGGCATTGTTTCAAAGAACTTCTCAATTTGTTTGAATTGGGAAGAATTCATTTGCTCAAGGAAATCATTCAGTTCTTTTTTGGTGACATCACCTGTAGACCAAACTTCATCTTCAGTGTAAATTTTATCAATACAAGATGCAATCAATTCAAAAGATTGGTCCATTGCACTTTGATCATTAAAATCAAAGTTGTTCTTGATGAACTGTTCCAATGATGGATATCTCATCTCCATCATAATTGAGTTGTCAACTTTAATTTTATTTGTGTGCTCTTCGTTTCTTTGAACTTCAATTTCATCCAGAGCAATTGTCACAGTTACATTCGTTTCACCATCGTCTGGGCAGACAACATTAACTTCCAGTTCCTCACCGACAGACTTACCACGAATATTAAGAAACAGATATTCAATATCAAAAGTCGGAAGACTTTCTACTTTAATACCTTTTGTAAGTAAGCAATTTTTGATGACAGACTTAATAGCATTTGTAATTTGCTTTGTGTCTTCACTCTCTAAAGCAATTACAAGTAACTTCTCTTCTCTTACAAGAAATGGTCTGTACTGAACTGTCTGTCCTGTAGATGGCAAGTCAAGTTCATAAGTTGGTGTACTAATCTTTGGTAAAGGCATAATGTCCTATAGAATTTTCAGTATGATTATTTATTGTCTCAATCTTGGATCAACAACAGTAGTATTACTTCTAGAGCGATTTAGTCTACTTTGTTGCATTGAAGCATCAAATGCCTGTTTGCGGAATGCTTCCAATTCTTCTGGAGAGTATCTAAATCCAGGATTTGCAGGAGAACGAGGATCAGTATTTGGTGTTGGTTGAGATGTTGCTGGTGGTGCGTCTTTTGTAATTTGAAATGTTTCTATAACATATCTTGTATATGTAAAAGATACTGTACATTTCAGTAGTTGAGATCCTTCATAACTTATCGGCATAGAATTAATACTAACAGGATATGCCTGCAAGAACTTATATGTTAGTCCTCTACCTTCATAATCTTTTTCAAATTTGTTAATGTAAACTTCAGTTCTATATCCAGGTTTCCCTCCATTTTGTGGTCTTACCCCAGTTCCATCTGGATAATTGAATCTGTAAAAATAATTTGGAGAGTTTAATCCCGGACTCTCACTTCTGGAAATTTGTTCATCTGCGATGTACTGCATCCAAATTTCAAATAAAGAAATCACACTATAATCATGATCAACATAAAAAGTAAAATCCGCTCTATCGTCATATAATCTTCTATATGCGTGCCTTTCTGTTACTCCAGTATAATCATTATTAGATTCTATCGTAGCTAAAGATGATCCAGGAAGTGATGCTTCACAACACAAAAGTAAATTTCTTTCCGCATCGTATCCTTTTACAGCAATACCTGCCTTAATCTTCTCATCCAAAAATTTCTTAACGTCAGGTGGAAGATTGAAATAAGTTTCATAATGTGACGTTAGTGCTGGACGCAGTAAAGCATTCTTAATTTGCTGCAATGATCTTGGTTTTG